CTGATCCAGAAGGGCGTCAAGGACGGGATCGTGCAGAAGGCGGCTGGCACCGGCCTCACTGTCGGCGCGAACGAAGCCGTGGGCGCGCTCATGCCGCCCATCATTAACACGATGCTGTTGGACGCCGCGTCCGAAACCGCCATCGTGCGTCCCCGTTGCTCGAACTTCCCGATCTCTGGAGCCATGGAAATTTCGTTCCCGAAGATCAAGGGATACGACCGGTCCAGCGGCCTCGTCCACGGCGGCGTCGTTGCCTACTGGCGCGGTGAGAATCAGCTCCTCAAGGAGAGCAACCCGGAGACCGAGGAAATCCGGCTGAATCTCAACGCCCTGACCGCGCTGGCGTTCGCGTCCCATCGCGTCATGAAGTTCGCCCCGATTGACGTTGGCGCGTTCCTGCTCCCCAAGATGGCCGACGCCATCACGTTCCGGGAAGAGGACGCCTTCATCAACGGCACGGGCGCGGGGATGCCCCTCGGCATTCTGCGTTCGGCTCGCGTTACCATCGCGAAGGAAGCGAATCAGGTCGCGGCCACGGTGGTCACGCAGAACATCGACAAGATGCTGGCTCGCATTCGCATCGAGAAGCCTGCCTCCACGGTGTTCATGTACAACCGCGCCGATCTCTACACCCAACTGATCGCGCTGTCCCGCGTGATCGGCGTGGGCGGCGTCCTCGCGGCCCTGTATCAGCACGGCCCCTCCGGGACCGGCACGCTGGCGGGATTCCCCTGCGTGAACAACGATCACTGCCAGGCTGTCGGCACGGAAGGCGACATTTTCCTGTGCGACTGGTCGCAGTACCTCATCGCGGATGACCGCTCCGGCCCCGAAACCGCGCAGTCGATGCACCTGAAATTCGACTACGGGCAGGAGTGCTTCCGCATCATCAAGTACGTCGATGGCCAGTCGCTCAACACGGCTGTCTACACGCCGCATCGCGGCACGAACACCACGGCGGGAATCGTCACGCTCGGCGCTCGGGCCTAACCCACAACAGCAGAATCAGAAGGGATAACACCATGAACCGCAATTTCCTCGGAGTCGGCGGCCACCACATCGTGCCGCTCGTCGCCCCGGCCAGCGTATCGAACGCCAAGGTCACCAGCGACAACATCAAGCTGGACAACACCCGGCACGTTTCGTTCCTGCTTCACTTCGGCGCGATGACCGCCGATCTCGACGCGGACCTGACCGTGATCGCGTCCACGGCGGCCACCCCCGGCACGAACGACACCACGCTGGCGAACATCAAGTTCCGCAAGATGACCACGTCCGATGTGTGGTCCGCGCTGGCCGAAGTGTCCGACAGCAAGCTGGACATCGTGGCCGGAGGGGACATCACCCTCGTGGCTGGCCAGCTGGTGCTGATCGAACTGGAGACTTCGGACATCAAGGGTCTGTCCGACACCGTCGATCTGAACTACGTCCGGTTCGAGATCGCCGCAGGCGGGGCCTATGCCTATCTGCTGTCCGCAGACGCCATCCTGCACCCGGCTCGCTACAGCGGGAACATCCCGGCAACCGCCATCGCGTAACCCTCCGGTGGAAGGGCGGGGACTCCAAACCCGCCCGACCCCTTTTGAAAGGAGACATCCCATGCTCCGCAAGATGAGAGCCGCGCTTCTTCTCGGTGCCATTCTCGCCATGCTCGCCATTCCCGCCAAACCGGTGATGGCCGATGGCACGACTGCCAGCTGGAGCGGCCCCGCCGCCGTTGCTGGCGTCGATACCCTCACGCTCTCGAACCTGAATCTGACGGCTGGACTGGCGACGGGCATGACGCTGACCAATCAGCCGGTCATCTGGTTCGGCTCCAACACGGTGAACGGGTTCATCACGCTGAACGGCACCACTCTACAGTGGGTCGCCTGCCGATACGGAACGAACCTTGTCCCGTGGCAGACCAACACGTTGAGCACGATCTACAGCCCGTAATCCTGTCCCCAAACTGTAGCGGCGGCATGAAGCCACGATCCAGAGTCGGTTCCTCGCACTTCCGACACGCTGGACAAAGCTGATTGCCGCCGTTCTTTTTTATCGGAGGAACCATGAACGCCCTGACAACCCTGCTTCGATTCAAGACCGCTTTCGGCCTTACGCTCACAGCCTCGCAAGACGCATCAGTCACGGCCCTCATTGGCGCGGCATCCACCGAAGTCGAGAAGTTTCTTGCGCGCGATCTTCTTCTGCAATCCTACCGGACGTGGCTCGAAAACCCGCAGGAAAGCTGGCTGGATGGGCCATACCCCCGGACTCTGGCCCTGCCGAATTGGCCGATAACGTCCATCATGGCCCTGTGCCTGTCCTCCAAGGCAGTCGGGCGAATCGCGAACAGCACAGCCACGCACGCCACGGTGTTCATCGACGCCACGGGAGTCACGCTGTTTTCCATCACGGCAGGCGTCGAAGCGTCCGACACGCTCCCGTTCGCCTCAAACCCGACCATCAACGCGATCAAGGCGGCTGCGGAGGCCCTTGGGCGGGGCTGGAGCGTCACGATAGAGACAGGGGAAGGTCTTGAGCCATCCTCGTATCTCAAGCCCCTTGCAGGGGCAAATGCGGCCTCTGGCGGGGATGCCGCGCTAGAAGTCGCAACCGATCCGCGCCCGGCTTTCGTTTCGCAGGAGGCACTCGGGTGCATCGAAGTGGCCGCTGGCAGCCGATACCAGCTTGTCGGAGCCGGAGCGAATACCATTTTCGTCCACTACCGCGCGGGATACACCCTGCCGGCCGATTCGGGGGCGTTCACATTCCCGCTGGACCTTGAGCGGGTGGTGCAGGAGATCGTGAAGCAGGCCTACGATACGCTCGGCAAGGCCGTGGGCATCTACCAGTCCGAGTCGATCAGCGGTTACTCCTACTCCCTGTCGCCCGACGCGCGGAACGTCATCACCGGCGCAATGATCGCGCAGGAACGAGCCCTGTCACCCTACAAGAGGCTGTGATGCAACACCTATTCTGTAACACGGTAGCTGTTCTTCGCCGCACGGCGCATCAGAATTCGACGGGCGAGAACGTGGGAGACATCAAGCCGGTTTCCGGGCTGTCGGCGGTGAAGGCGCGGATCGCTCCCGGCTCCGGGCGCAAGCTCGTCCAGCGTGGGCAGGATCAGGTGGTGAGCTCCCACACGATGTTCACTTCGGGCGACGAGCCCTTCGTCGAGGGCGATTTCGTTGTTGACGAATCGAACAAGACCTACGAGATTCTGTTCGTCAAGCCGTGCTTCACGCTTCGCGATTACCACCATACGGAGTGCGACTTGATCTACAGGCAGGCGCAACATGGCAACCAAAGTTGATTTCGAGTGGCGTGGATCCAATTCCGGACAGGTCAAGCGGCTTGTCGCGGAACTGGAGAAACGCCTCACCGTGATCGCGTTGGAGTATCAGCGAGCCGTGGTCGTGTCGTTCCCGAGCCCTCCGAAAGAGCCGGATGGCAAAGGCGGGTTCAAGAAGAACTCATCGAAAAAGTGGAAGCGGAAGCATCGTTCCGCGCCGGGTGGAGTGCCTTTCGTGCAGACCGGCCATCTGCGCCGGAGCGTGGCGATGGACAAACCGTCGCCCTTGATCAGGCGGGTGGGCCTCGGCATAGGCAACAAGAAGATGGTGAACTACGGCTGGTGGCTGGAGTTCGGAACAAGAAGGATGGCCCCGCGCCCGTTCATGCGCCCGATGCTGAACAGAATGCGGACGTGGATGATGTCAGTTCTCAAGCGGAAAGTGAGGATCAAGTGAACGAGCTTTTTGAGGCCATCTTCATGCGGTTCAAGTCGGACATCCCACAGGCGGCTGTCTTGAAACAGATGTTGCCGCGCTCCTCAAACCCCTTGTTTTCGGGGATGTACCGAACGGTTGCCCCGCCCGGAGCACCGCTTCCCTACATCACCTTTTTCGGCCCCTCTGACGGGCAGACGGACATCACCGCATGCCCCACGCCAGCGACAACGGACGAGCGGAGCGATGTCCAGTTCTCCGTGTTTGCCGATACGGAGACGGAAGCGGCGGCCATTCTGAAAGCCATCAGCAGGCTTTACGAGAACTGGATTGGCCCCATGACGGCAGAGGATTCAAAAGGGGAAATTCGCGACACAACCCGGCGCGGCCCCGGAAGGCTTGCCAAAGACCCGGACATCGGCTACGATGGTTTTGTGGTGTTCGGCTTTCTGTATAGGCTGAACTCCTGATTAAACGAAAGGTAGGTAGGATATGGCTCTGCACGGAAAATTCTGCAAGGTGAATATCGGGGGGTACATCGCGGAGTTGAAGAACTGGTCGATTGACCCGGACTGCAACACGCCGAACGTCACCACCGGCGATAGCGGAGGGTGGGACGAGTTCCTTTCTGGCATCAAGTCGTGGGCCGGATCGTTCGACTCGCTGGCCTGCATCGACCTGCTCGGAAGCCAGATCGTCGGCACGTTCTTCACGAGCGGCACGGTTCCTTCCGCGACGGCTCCCGCCTACGTCGGCACCGTCATCGTCAAAGGCCCGAAAGCGGCTGTCGATGTCTCGGCTGATGTGAAGTACGCCTACCCCTTCCAAGGGACCGGGCCGCTCCAGATCAAGTTCGCCCCGTAATCCAGTGACCCAACCAAAGCGAGGATAGAGTCATGTCGAAGCAAATTCCAGCCGCCGCGATTGCCAATGAGCCGTTCGAGGAATACTGCAACGGGAAGCCGTTCATGTTCAAGATTCTCGGGCAAGGCAGGACAGTCGCCATCATCGGACAGTGGCTTCAAGAGAAGTACGTTGCCGATGTTCGCATGAAGGCGCAGGCGTTCGAAGTGCCGAAGGAGAGATCGGCCTTTGTCAATGACCAGCTGAACAAGATGCCGCGTGGCGACGCCTTGAACGACGCCGCCATCGACGCCCTTGCCGGGGATGACGAATACCGGAAGACCAAGGGGGCGAAGGGCAAAGGCCCGTTCGCGGACATCGAAGTGTTCAAGCGCCTGATCCTTCGGGCTGCCGTGAAGCCTGTCGGGCTGGAAGATGCATTCGAGAGCATGTCGGTTCAGGAGCAGGCGAGACTGTCGGCAATCGTGATCGGCATTCGGTCAAGGATCGAAAGCATGGTCGCGGATGCTGGCGGTGTCCCTGAAAAAAAAACGCCCTGAATTTCTTCGACATCAGGGCAACGTGCAGGGCATACGGCGAACTGTACGGGATGCACCCTGAAACGGTGATGGACTTGACTCCGGCGCAGTTGATGGCCCTCCTCCCGGCTGACGTAGAGAATGCGATGGCCGAGGAGGAGGGAGAGCGGCGGGGCCGGATGCAAACCGGCGCGGCGATAGAGAGCCTCCGAAAGAAAAACCCGGATCACAAGGGAGACTTCTCGCAAGCTGAAATCACGTTTGAAATACTGAGGCTGTTCGAGGGAGCAAAACATGAGTGACGGAGCATCCACCGATTCCGAAAGCATTGGCTCCATGTTTGCGAAACTCGGCATCGACATGGCCGAGTTCAACAAGGCCTTGGCCGATGGCAAGAAAAATTTCAGCGGGTTCGCCTCCTACATCAGCAAGGGCCTGTCGGTAAAGGTCCACGGAGATTCCCTGCTGTCCGACATGAGGGGCGCAGGCACGATGCTCACCGGTCTATTCGGGAAGCTGGCATCGGCGGGAAGCCTCTTCTTTGCCCCCCTGACTGGCGCGATTGGATTGCTCAAGTCTGCTGTCCCCTACGCCTCCGCGCTGGCTGCATCGGCCATTGGGATCGGCACGGCGGCCACTGTCGCGGCAGGCGGCTACGAGCAGATGTACTTGCGCGTCAAAGGCATGGTCGGATCGGCCACGGAAACCAAGGACATTCTGGAGCGAGCCAGCAAGCTCCGGGCAAAGACCATCTTTTCCGATGAGGACGCCGCCAGTGCGCTCGTTGCCCTCCGAAACGTGGGCATGATGAAGGACGAGGCGATTGAAGCCGTAGCCGACGCCGCATCTGCCACCGAGCAAACAATGAGCGATGCCGCCTATGGTGTTTTGACCATGAGGGCGCGATCCCTCCGGCAGTTCGGCGTGTTCATGTCCAAAGAGAAGGACAACTACATCCTCGAATTCACGGACAAGGCCGGAAACGACATCAGGAAAACGGCGAAGGACATCGACGCCGCTCGGACTGAGTTCGTGTCCATCCTTCGGGAGAAGTTCACCGGCTCCGCGATCATGGCCACCAAAACATTCGGCGGCGTTTTCGCTCGCATCAAGCACGCCATCGGGGAAGCCTTTCAGGATTTCGGGAAGGGACTGCTGCCCACGGTGAAGTACCTTGGCGCATCTTTGACGGACAAGCTCAACGAGTGGGTCGCTTCCGGCCAGATGGAAGAGTGGGGCAAGAGGGTCGGCTCGTGGATCGAAAAGGCCGTGTCCGAAGTCGGCGGCTGGATTCTCACCATTCCTTCGATCTGGAAGGAACTGACCGTCATCCTTCAAGAGTCCCCGGACAAGCTCCGGCGCGGGATCATGGACGCCCTCCGCGTTGGCGGCGAGCTTCTTGCGGAACTGGTGCTTATCAGCATCAAGTCCACGGCTGGCTTTTGGGTTGCTGTCGGCAAGGGGATCGCGGCTGTTTTCGGAACGATGTTCACGCGGCACATGTCCGAGTTCGGATTCACTCCGAAGGTTAGGTTCGCGGCAGAAGAAGGCCGGAACAACCAGATCAAGGACGGCGCGGCCCTGCTGATGGACGAGTACGAGTCCCTGAAAAAGCAGATACCCCCGGACAGCATTGCCGAAGTGATGGCGAACGCATCGAACGGACGGACGCCTCGCGATAAGGCGTGGGAAGCCCTCGTCGAGCGCAACCCCTATCTCAAAGGTGGCAACATTTCGCAGATCGACGCCATGAAGAAGTACGGCGATCAGGGCGACGCCTACGGGCGCAACTCCGACTACGTTGCCGGGATTCAGGACAAGTCGGCCACGCGCGCGTTCGCTGATTTCGCCGCATCTGCCAAGGGTCTCGCCGTCCAAACAGCACAGGAGACCGCCGATGCTGTTCTGCGAGCCAAGGGAAAGCTGGCCACAATAGGCACCGATACAATTTCCGCGCAGTCCATCGAAGCGTTCAAGGCCGAACAGGCAGGCCACGCAAAAGACATTCAGGCCGGGATCGACAAGTGGAAGGCCGAACTGGAAACCCCCGATAAAAAGGGAAAGAAGAAAAAGGGCGATGAAGAAGCGGAGGCGACGGCGTCCACCGTGAAATCAACGAGCTTCATCGACTACGTCAAGCAGGCGCAGGAAGCGGTGTTCCAGAACAAGATGCTGGATTATGCCAAGAAAACGGCAGAAGCAACGGTCAAGCTCGCGAGCGATAACGGCACGGGAGAGCCACAACTCGTTCCGTAGGAGGATCACATGGTTGATGCGTACAAAGTGGTTGCAGAATACAGCGAGTTCACGGACTCGGAAGATGGACAGACCGGCGTTCTTCGCCTCATCGGCCCCGTCACTTCCGGCGTCGGCACGATGGCCCTTCCGGCGATTGGGGCCGCATTCTCCGCATTGGGAACAACGGCGGCGGCATGCCTGCTTCGCTCCCGCAATCGGAAGGTGTTCGAGCGCGATGGCGCGTACTACCAGTACACGCTGAATTACTCGACCAAGTCGAATCCGAACCCCACGCCTGTCGATACCACCGAGCGCAAGCAGTCGTTCGGCGGGGACATGCAGACCATCGAAAAGCCTGACGCTTGGAAGTGGACGACATCCGGGTCTGCCATCATGCTTCCCATGCCGGTGCGGATCGTCACCGTCACGTTTTCTCGTCCGACCAAGGAGCTTGCGGCATCGGCCAATGAAAGCTTCAAGGCGGCCATGGTCGCAAACGGCGGCAAGATCAACAGCGACGAGTACGACGGATGGGGCGTCGGCAACGTCATGCTGGTCGGGGCGAACGGTGGATCGGCGCGGAACAAGGCGGGGACTCAGGTTTGGAAATACGAAGTCGAATTCGCGGTTCGCATCGTCCCCGGCAAGGCGACTGACGGCTGGCAGTACATCATGCGGGAGGATGGCATTTGGGACAAGCCGAAGCGCAAAGACAACGCGACCTATCTGTATGAAACAGCGGCTTTCGGAACGACCATGAACGGATTCTTCGCATGAACATGAACGACTCGCTTGATCAAATACCGGCAGGCGGCCCCGTATCAGTGGGCCTGCTGAACCGTCTGATCGGGGTTGTTCGCTCCTTGCGGAAGATGTGGTTCGATCCGACATTTTTCACCTACAGCACGACCAACGGATTCCCGCAAATTTCCGTGCGCCGTGGAGCCCTTGGGGGAGCCGCGCTGGATGCCGAGTGGGGGGTGGCCATTTCAACAGCATCGACTGTCGTTCTCACTGTCACGCCAGCCGATGTGCCATGGGTCACCCGCACGATCATGGCAACACGCGCCGGAGAGCCCCTGACGATCACGCCCATTGACGTTGATTTTACCGCCGTGGCCGTTGGCGAGAAGCGGTGGCTTTGCGCGAAGATCGACCACCGCGCCGATTCGGGCGCCGGAAGCCTGACGGCTGAAATCACGGCAGACGACCAAAAGGCTCTTTGCGATCCGGCGAACGGGATCACCCGCGTGAACCTGTCATGCTGGCTTAAAGTAAGCGATGTCCTGATTCAACAGTACGGGCCGCAGGCGCACGTCGGCCAGATAGCGTTCTATCCCGCCGAGCCGCCTCCGCTCCCGTAGGAGATTACCTATGTGGAAGAAGTATGCGTTCGGCACTCTCATCGCCTCGTTCCTGACTGGCGGCGTCCTGTGGTACAACAGCACCCGATCAGTCGTCACGACAGAGGACAAGGCCGCCGTCATTGAGCGGTATCTCGCCCTTCGCGCCATCGTAGCCCCGTGGCCGTTCACGACAAACGTGGCAGGCCCGGCTGGATTACGCAACGCTTTCGGGGGGTCGGCCTACAATCCGACCAACGTGACCAACAACATCAGGGCGTGGTCGTTCTACGGGTACGCTCCGACATCTTACCCCGCCCTGATGCTCTACACGCCGCCAGAACTCATGGCGAACGTGATGACGAACTTGCCGTTTCTCTGCACGAACTTCGTCGAGTCGATTGGAACGAACACCGATGGCTCGCTCGCCGTCAACTACTGGTCGTGGACGAATCTGTGCAACAGGGCCGGAATAGGCAACAAGACTTCGCTGTGGACATCATGCTACGCTTCCAACGGATTGCCCCTATACGGAGCAGTCGTCAGGGGGCCGATGACCACGACAACGCTGTGGGAGATATGGCGAGCCGAAACCAATCTGCACACGACTGTTCGAGTGGGCGATTACAACCCGTCGAGCACCCATAACGAGTACCGCCATTTCACTCGCGCAAACGGGAACGAGATCACATTGGGGTTCTGGCCGGGATTTCCAGACGCGGGAATTATACGCACTTACGATTACGTGGCGCAGTATGCCTATTCCAGCGACCAAACCGCGCCATCGGCAATTCTTCTGCCGGATGGCTTCGCGGGGACGTTTACGAATGCCCCATGCGGCGTGTGGAATATGCGCGATGTCTATACGAATTCCACTCCGGGAATAAAAGTGCCTTGGGAAGATGTTGTCGCCGGAGTGTCGTTCGATTCTCCCCCCGGACAATATTATCGGAACGACTTTCCAGAATACATGAACAGCTACATCACCTACCGGCGCAAGGTGACAGCGACTTCGGTTCCAGATGCCCCTGCCGGAACGTATGAAGCGATCTATGCCACCCACAACCCGGCCTACATCAACTACATGGTGACAAAGACCAATTTCTACACCGTGAGGCTTGCGGTATTTCCATCGAACATCTGCGTTACGGCCTCTGTCGTTACGGCATGCGCCCTAGACTTCACGAATCTGGCAGGGACAACGTCCGAGGAAATAACGGACGATTGGGCCATGGTCACGAATGTCTCCGGCGATGGGTACAACGGCCCGGCGAACGGAATGAAAATCCAAGGGCGCGGCTTTGCGTATTCGGAAGACAGCGTGTGGATCATGGACGCTGCCTACGATTACACGTTTTGGGACGACGCATCTGGCTATTACCTATGGGACTTGTCGGGGGGCAGCTTCCCGATCACGGCAACTCCGCGCCCGGAATACTCCGATGCAGTCGGGACATTTCAAATTGTCGCCTACGATCACCCGTCAGGCAGCTTCGTTACGACTACCGAAGGCTTTGTGATCACGAACAGGACGGGTGTCTCGACAAGCCATCTCTACGGCGTGGAGTTCGCCGGAGAACTTGCCACGGGCCTGACATCAACCATAAGGCTTGAGTGCAGCCCCGTCATGTCGAACATGATGACGGACGCCGAGATGGTTCGTCCGGTCACCTACTCAATGGCAGACATCATAGACAATCCGTGGCTCACTCCAGAAGGAGTCACGAACGAGAACAACACATCAGCCATTATGCTATGGGCGGCCACGAACGTGATTTTCAGGGG